TATAAGACGCCATATTTTGTGCTTTTTGCTGCAGAAAATAAAGTAGGGCCTACCATAACACAAACAGCTTCATCTGAAATTTTTATGAATGCGTTTAATAGCATTGAACTCAGCAAACTAAGCCCTTATTTCAATGTTAAATTTACGTTAAACGAAAGAGTTGAAAATCTTATAAGCACAAGAGATAACCTTCCGCAAACTCCTTTTGGCATTGTAGACGGTGGTCAAGTTAGTCCGTTTGTAAAGCAGCTTGAAAAACGTCTTGACGAGCTTAAAAAACATGAGAAGATTCTTGATTTTGTGTTAATGCATGAAGATAATATGAAAAAGATTGAAACCGCTGCTATAGACCTCGAAGCCACAAAAACAAAAATAAAAAACACAAAAACAAAAATAAACGCAGGTTTTGGAAAAATAAACACAGGTTTTGGAATGGAAACGTTTTTAACGCCACAAACACTAGTACCAGACATTTTTGATACAAAAATAGGTGGTAGCTCTGCAAGAGGCGGTTTAATGAAACCATTTAGTTCATATATGTCAATAAGTAGTTTTACATTTGAAGTTGTTCACGGCGTCGATACTACATCCGATTATGGAAGAATAGGATTAGGATTTAACGTTAAGGATATAAAATTATCGCTTATATTACATGACAAATCAAGATTAAAAGACGTTCTAGGGTTATTCAGCGAAACAGCAAACCCATTTAGGATAGGCCCATCAAGCAAAAACAACATCGAGATTCAATATGGGTATATGCATATGGATGAGTTTGACAATAAAACATACATTAAATCACCATATGCCCAACTTATAAAAAGATCTAGACAATTAGGTAATTTTAAGATCAAATCTACCGATTATTCAATAGACCCATCAGGGCAAGTGTCAATAAATCTTACGCTTATGCCTAACGTTGGATTCGAAGATCTTGGAGAGCTGTCTATTGCGCAATCAGAACTAGATCGAGCTAGCGGATATAGCACGTTTAAAGAAGAAATAGAAGACATAGAAAAATTAATTAATGAAATTAATAAAAAAAGCCCAGCAGATCAGAAAACGTTGAATCTTGATTTTAACGTTAATGCTATAATACGCGATTTAAAACAAAACAGAAATCTTAGTTTTTGGGATATGCAACAAGGTGCAATTTTGACGTATTTTAAAAAAATTAAAAAACAATTAAATAGCAAAAGTCAGAAAAAACAAAGCAAAAAAAACGTGTCGGATAATGTGTTTAAGGGATTGCAGAGGTTGCTCACTTTTTATGAAAAGCAGACTAGATTTGACGGAAAAGATGAAGGCATAGTAGTAAAACAAACAAGAGATGATTTTAAAAAAATTCAGAGTGCAATAACTTTTTTGTACTCAAATGAAGATTTGTATAAAACAATAATAGATAAAAAACAATTTAACGTTTTTGTAAAGCCATTAAAAAAAGGGAAGACTTCAGAAAATATCTCTAAAGCCCAGAAAGGATTGACCGAACGCACGCTCGACAACCTTGAAAAGAAAAATAAAACATCAAAACAAAAAAACGAAGAAATCACCACGCTTGACGTTATGCAAGAACAAATAAACAAAAACATCATTAATTCACTTGATGGTGATCAAGAAACAACATTCGTAAGCTTGGCAAATGCAATACAGAAAATATTTATAACAGAATTTTGTGCACTAAAAGAGGGCACAAAAAATTCTCAAAATGTAGGAGGCGGAAGAACTGGCAAGAATTCAAATTCTTATCAATTTGAACAATTGCAAGTGTATTTTTTTGGGTTTAATAAAAACGCAGGATATATGAGTAGTAAGCATATTGGTGGGTTTTTAATTGACAACATTGTCTTAAAAAATAGAATTTATCATAAAATGTTTATCAGTAAAAAAAATAAAATCTCTATTAAAGATTTTCTTCAAATTATAAATGAAACGTTTGTAAACGATCCTGATTATATCATGTATAAAGACCCAACGAATGATAACGTAACAAAATGGCTAACTAGGTATTCATCATCATCTATAGACATTAAAACAGGCAGACTCGTCGAGGATGACAAAAAAAATAAAAAAAATAAAAAAAATAATAAAAACAAAAAAACAAACCCTACATTTGAAGTACCTCAGTTAATGTACGATATTGATTCAGTTGAAACAAAAGATGGCAAAAAGATACTTCGGTTAATAATCTCAGACGCAAAAGCTAGTGCTCATACAGAAAAAAAAGAAATGATAAGGGCAGTATTTGACGAAACCTTTATGGGTCAAAGAGAATACCAAATAAAAACCACAAGGCGGCTTGAAGATATTTATAGAGATGCATATGATAAGTTTCACGTTAACGTGAAATCAAAGCTCTCCGACAAATCCTCCGTAGAATTGCTGTTTAATACTGGCAATGTAAAAAAATTGGAAAATTTTCATGATTCCGGCGCCGCTATTAGTAATAAATATAAAACTAGATTAGATGCATTTAAAAAGCTTCAGAAAGCTTTAAAATCAGGTATTGTTGGTAAGGAAAACAAAAATAATTATTTTAGTAATCTTAAGTTGCTTTTCAAAGCAATTATGCCTTCAATTAATGTCTATGGCGAATCATCTATTATTCAGGACATTAAATTTAACTTAGCAATAGACAAAGATGTCCAGGACGCAAATATGAGCGCCGAGCTCAGAAAAAATCATAAATCAAATTCTGGAACAAGTAATCGTGCAATAGGCAAAGATGAAATAACTGGATATCCTAGGATTTTGTCTGCAGGAAAAGTAGATATAACAATGTTAGGAAATTTTTATATACGAGCAGGACAGGAATATTTTATTGATCTTGAAACAGGTACTGAGCTTGATAACATTTATAGAATTTCGAAAGTCAATCATAATATAGACAAAGGATCTATAAAAACAACAATTAGCGCAACAAGACAAGACAATAAATTTACATTGTTTGATGAGCTGATAAAGACAGACCCTCTTTCAATTCATGCCATAAATGACGAAGCAGAAGCTGCTGCAAGAAGACAAATACAAAAAGAAGCAAAAGAACAACTGCGCAAGGCCCAAGCTGCAGAAAACCGCCGCAAAGCGGCGGAGGCAGCGGAGGCATCAAGAGATGAGATAGGTCAAATCGTGGACAGAAGAGCCAGATTGGAAAATAGAATAAAAACATTAGATAGACAACTAACTCGCCTCTATGGCATGAAAGGCGATGCGGCCAAAAACGGCGACAAGAAGGAAGAAAAAAAGATCCAAGAGGAAATCAATAATGTAGAAACCCTCCTTGCCAGGTTCAAACGCAACCTCAAAAAAGATCAGCGCCGCGCGACGGAATTAGAAGAAAATCTTAAGGGTCGTCAAGACAGTAAAAAGAAGCAAAATAAAAAAAGCCCTCCTCAAGGTAAGGCAGCAGCCGCCGAAAACGAAATCACCAATGAGATTATTCAAGGATAAATATGATACATTTAGTATTACATGATTATAATATAATGTGGAATATTCTATTTCAAAAGATATTATATTTTCTGAACTAAACAAAACATATTCTTTAGAAGATAATTGCTTCACAAAAACAAAGCAAACTCCATGGGTATATGGTAAGACAGAATATGATTCATATAATATTAAAGAGCTTTTTAAGCTTTACGATATTGAATTAGATTTTCAAATACCTCAAAAATTTAAAAATTGTATTAATCAATTAAATCTTAAGGACAATGGTGTTATATGGGAATACATTTTACCTGATACCATATACGAAGAACTAGTATCTGAGTTTGCTGAAAGCATTTCAATAAACTTCAAACAACTCGATACAGATTATTATACAAACACTTTTAAGATAACAAATAAGTTTCTTAATGACCTCAGGCCTGCAAAGCTAAACCGAAAAAAACTATTAAAATATATTCGTTCTGAAGAAAACAAAACATCAATATCAAACCTTGAAACTTTTGTATCAAACGAACAAGGATATTGTTATCCTGTTGTATGGAATAGGTTTGCATCTAGAACTGGCAGGCTTGTTGTAAAATCCGGCCCACGTATTTTGCTTCTTAAAAAAGAATATAAAGACATGCTTGAATCACGCTATGAAGGCGGCCGAATCATGCAGTTTGATTACGTTTCTTTTGAGGCGCGCCTTGCATTGTCAATGGCAGATAAATATTGTGATAAGCAAGATGTTTATCAGTTCATAAATCAAGAAATGTTTTCAGGAACATTGGAAAGAAATGTTGTAAAAGAAATAACACTGGCAACATTGTATGGCATGTCAATCGATAATCTTGCATCAAAGCTTTATATGGAACATGATGAAGTAAGCGAACATACAAATAAAATAAAAAGATACTTTAGATTCAATCAAACGTATGAATCACTTTTTGATGATGTTAAAAAAACTGGTAAACTAAAAAGTTTTTTTGGAAGAAACATTCGTGTTGATAATCATGCACCTGGCGCAATATATAATTCTTATATACAATCAACAGGCGTTGATGCAGCACTTCTTGGTTTTAATAGTATTAATGAATTTACAAAAAAGCATGAACTTAATTTTGTGCCTCTTTTTGTTCTTCATGATGCGTTAATTGCAGACGTTTCACCAGAATTATTTAAACATATTGATAAGTTAAAATCTTTAGGCGAATCAATACCTGGAATTAAAAATAAATTTTATTTTTCAGCAACTTCATTGTGTACAACTGGGTAATTATTAATAAAATTTACAATGACCCATGAACTAACAGCAGAACAGATTAAAGAAAATTATGACAAGTTTTATAAACTTTGTATGTCAGTAAAAGATCGCGATAAGCAAATTACAAACTTTCTTGATCATTTTGAAGAGCGCATTGCTCTTTGTCCTGCGTCAAGCCGTATGCAATATCATAATGCATTTCCAGGTGGTCTTGTCGAGCATTCTTTGCGTGTTTTGAAAAATGCATATTCAATATCAAAAATTTATGATGAAAAAATCAGTAAAGAAAGTTTGATTGTATCTGCATTGTTTCATGATATTGGAAAAATTGGTGATTTTGAACATGAGTATTATTTGCCTCAAGATTCATCATGGCATATTGAACGTGGAATGATGTATAAATATAATGATAAAATTCAGTACATGACCAGTGCAGATCGAGGCCTATATTTGCTACAGGCGTTTGATGTAAAGCTTTGTGCCGATGAGTGGTTGGCGATCAAGCTTAATGATGGTCATGAAGCAGAAGAAAACAGGCCGTACAGAATGAAAGAGCCTACATTGGCAGTTATTATTCATCAGGCAGATCGTGCAGCATGCCAACAGGAGAAAATTCTCTAATGAAATTTGATGTGATAGTTGCAGATCCTCCTTGGAGTTTTAATGATAAACTAAAAATGTCTGCAGTTAAGAGAGGCGCACAAGATCATTACCCTCTTTTAAACGCAGAGAGCATAAAGGATTTAGACATTATTAATATAACTGCAGATCCTTCTGTTTTAGCATTGTGGGTGCCTTCATCGCATATTCATAATGGAATTGCTACATTAAAAAATTGGGGATTTGTTCCAAAACAAACATGGATTTGGGTAAAGACAAAAAATAACCCATTGGTTAATCTTAAAAAACAGATGAAAAAGACTGAAAAAACACTGGATGTAGTTGATAGTTTTAATATAAACGAAATATTATCTTTTAATATGGGCCATACTTTCAGGCAAACTCACGAAATTTGCTTGATTGGCACAAAAGGTAAAGGGCTGAGCAAACTAATTGATAATCGCTCTCAAAGATCTGTGTTTCTTGGTCCTGCAAAAAAGCATTCAGAAAAACCTGAGTCTTTGCAAGATAGTTTAGACGTTATGTTTCCTAATGGAAAAAAGATAGAATTATTTGCACGCCGTAAACGCAAAGGTTGGACGTGTGTAGGTAATCAATCTCCAGGAACAGTAAATGAAGATATTCGCGATTCTCTTAAACGAATAATTGCTTTGTAATAATATTTATTATCATGCAGACGCCTGTGGCTTTGTTGTTAAATTCAACTTATGAATGCATAGGATTTGTAAATTTTAGAAAAGCATTTAAGTTTTTAGCAAAAGAAAAAGTTGATGTTTTGGCTGAATGGGATTTTGCAATAAAAATACAAGATGGTGAAATTAAGTATCCTGCAGTACTGCGATTGAAAAAATATGTTGCGTTTAAGCGGTATCCTATGAGGTTTAACAGAAGAAATTTATATGTAAGAGATAAATCAAAATGTCAGTATTGTAATAAAAAACTGACATTTTCTTCTTTTACCATCGATCATGTTGTACCAAAAAGTGCAAAAGGAAAAACAAATTGGACTAATTGTGTTGCTGCTTGCAAATTCTGTAATGCAAAAAAGTCTAATAAATCCTTGGCTTTATCAGGGTTACAGCTGCAAAAACAACCTTTAGTACCATATAAAACAATAAAGTATGATATGTATTTTTTAACAAAAGTTCATTCAGAATGGAATTTTTATATTAGTTAATATTATGAAAAATAATTTTAAAACTTTAAGAGAGTATATCAAAGAAATAATATCACAACCTGAAACGCAAGAAGAGGCGTCAGTTGCTGCTTCAATTGCCGGATATTCTTTACCTCTAGGGATGACAAATAAACTGCAAAAAACAAACGACAAAGTTACTGATGAAATTGTTTGGAAGTCTTACGCTAAATCATTTGGTGATGCAAAAAAGATTTAATAATTTGAACAATCGGTTAGCAGTATAATAAAAATTTAATACACAATATGCAACAAATTATTGTTGCTTATACTATACGTACATTTAATATAAAGGAAAACAAAACATGGCAATTAATCTAGATAAAATCAAATCAAAGTTGGATCAACTAACCGGGCAGGCTCCCCGCCGTAATCAAATATTTTGGCGACCGGATGTCGGTGAACATACAATTAGGCTTCTTCCTTTTAAGGATAATGACGGCCAACCTTTTAAAGAACGCTGGTTTTATTATGATATCGTTGATGGCCCAGGTATTCTTGCTCCTGTTAAGATGGGTATGCCTGATCCTGTAAATGAATTTGCACAAAAACTTTATAAGGATGGTTCAGATTCTTCACGTGAATTGGCTAAAAAGTTGCGACCAAAGATGCGCGCATATGCACCGGTTGTTGTTCGAGGTGAAGAAGAAAAGGGCGTTCGTCTTTGGGCATTTGGTCAAATGGTTTACACTGGCCTTTTACGTCTCTTTCTTGATGAGGACTATGGTGATATCACAGATCCAAAGGAAGGATTTGACGTAAAGGTTTCTGTTACACAGGTACCTGGTCGTAAGTGGCCGCAAACCGATGTAAAGGCGCGCCCCCGACCATCTGTTCTTAGCGAAGACATGACCCAATCGCAATCTTGGCTTGATACAATGCCTGATCTTAATCAAATTTATGAACTTAAGTCATATGATGAAATCAAGCGGGTTCTAGACAATTGGTCTTCAGGCAGCACTACTTCTTTATCAGGCTTGGGAACCGAGGCTGTTGTTCCTGCAATGACAGCAGCCCCGCGGCAGGCTCATCACAAAAAAAATATTGACGAAGTATTTGACCAACTTCTAAACGACTAAGGTAATATATGTCAAAGGCAACTGAATCAACTAAAAAGCTGGATGGTTTTGAAGAAGATTTAATCAAGAATTTAAATAAAGAATACAAAGACAGGATTGCATACAATCTTAGCACTGATATTGCTCCGACGCATATTAAGCGTTGGATATCAACAGGTTCAAAATATCTTGATTATGTTATTTCAAACCGCAAAAATGGCGGTCTTCCAGAGGGTCGAATAATTGAAATATTTGGCGCGCCAAGTATTGGAAAGTCTCATATTGCTTTGCAGATTGCAAAGAATGCACAGACCATGGGTGGTGTTGTAATCTATATTGATACTGAAAACGCTACGAGTATTGATAACCTTGCATCACTAGGTGTCAATGTTAAAAATCGTTTTGTGTTTATTGAAACATCGTGTACAGAAGAAATATTTAGTGTTATTGAATCTACAATACTTCGTGCAAATTCTCATGAATTAGATGTGCCAGTTGTTGTAATTTGGGACTCTATTGCAGCTAGCTCTCCTAGAGCAGAGCTTAATGCAGCATACGATAAAGATTCTATTGGGTTACAGGCTCGTGCAATGTCGAAGGGTTTGCGTAAAATTACACAAATTATTGGCAACAAAAACATTACTCTAGTATGCTTAAATCAAACAAGGATGAAAATTGGTGTAATGTTTGGTGATCCTACTACAACTCCTGGTGGTATGGCATTACCATTTCATGCATCAGTTAGGATACATTTGTTAGGTGGTAAAAAACTTGAAAAAAACGGTGATCAAATAGGTATATTAGTATCTGCAAAAACTGTAAAAAATAAAGTTGCGTTTCCACATAGAAAAGCTCAGTTTGAAATTCACTTTGGAAAAGGTATTCGTGAACATGAACAATTATTTGATCTTATAAGAGAATGTGAACCTTTAATTACGGATGACAATAAAAAAATTAACGCATCAGGTACTGGTGCATGGAAATTATTTGAAGTTACTGATAATACAACAGGCGAAGTATTGATTACAAAAAAGTTTCATAAAGCTGAATTTGATCAAATTATGAAAAATCCTGAATATTCAGATTACCTTAACGAATATATTGACTCGGTACTATCAAGAAAGCTAGGAGAATAATGAAAACAGAATATAAATTTACTTTTATACCAATTGTAACAACACACCCGGACGCGATTGTCCCTACGCAAAAACAAGGAGATGTAGGTTTTGACGTATCATCTGTTGAAGATATGGAAATTTTGCCAGGAAGTACGCAGAAAGTCCCGACAGGTCTTAAAATTGCGGATTCTATAATTACCCCAAGCCAGAATGAGGAAGTACAGTTCTTAAAGGTTGAGGGTCGTTCAGGACTTGCTAGCAAGGGTATATTCCCTGTTGGTGGGATCATTGATCCGGATTATCGTGGTGAAATTGGAATTATTCTTCATAATAGTTCACAAGATATTTTTAAAATTAATAAAGGTGATAGAGTTGCTCAGCTTGTATGTTATAATGTATTAGCAACAAACATCTTTAATAAAGTTAGATTTACGATTGTTGAAGATGTTTCAGAAACAAACCGCGGTAATAAAGGATTTGGTTCAAGCGGAATGCAATGAGCAATGTTTTGCTGATAGATGGAATGAGTGTTTTCATGCAAATGTGGCACTCATTTTCTTGCTATGATCACAAAGGTGTACAATCTAATGGTGTCGGCGGTTTTTTAAATATTATTGGCAACTTTATTGATGAAATAAAACCATTAAAAGTATTTATTATATGGGATACAGGACCGTCTAGGCATAGAAGAAATATCAATAATGAATATAAAAAACGTAAATTTAAACGTTCACAAAGTGATATCCAAAGCAGGACAAGGCAGATTGCACAAACAATCAAAATATTAAAAGATACACCAGTCTGCCAAATTTATATTAATGGCTGTGAAAGTGTTGATATTATTGCATATTTATGCAAAACACAATATAATAAATATAATAAAGTTATTGTATCAACGAATAAAAATTTATATCAACTTATTGATGAAAAAATTAGATGTTTTTCTCCAATTAAACGACTATATATAACCAAAGAATCAATACGTAATGAATTTAGAATTTTTTCAAAAAATTTTGCAGTGGCAAATTCTCTATGCGGCGACGTATCAACAAACGTTAAAGGTATAAAAGGATTAGGTTTTGTTAGGTTGAGCAAAATGTTTCCGTCTGTACAAGACCGTAAAATAAAATTATCAGAAATTTATCAAACAAGTAAAAATATGTCGCTAAAGAATAAGTTATATAGCAAGATTTATATGAACTTCACGATGATTCAGGACAACTGGAATTTAATTCAACTTGAAAATGCTACAATTGACAATGAACAAATCAGCCAAATTGATGATATAATTAAACAACATAGTTCAGATTTTGAACATCAAAAATTATTAATATCTTTGGCAAAAACCCAATTACCAATTAATCATGAAAAATTAATTGAATCAATGTTTTATCTTTTTGAAAATGGTACACAATTATGACAACAAAACCTACTTTTAATCAATTTGGCAATAGTTTTCAAGAAAAAATTATGCAAGCTCTTTTAACTGACAGAAAATGGGCTCAGCAAATGGAGGAAATTATTGATGTTGAATATTTTGATTTGGAGTATTTAAAATATCTTGCGAAACAATATTTTGCTTATTTTAAAAAATACAAAGATTTTCCAACGTTGCAATTATTAATTACTGTTGTAAAAGATGATTTTAAGACAACTACAAAAAAGAATGATGCATTACTTACGCAGATTATTTCATATATTACAAAAATGAAAACAAATCCAGATGTTAGTGATTTGAAATTTGTTAAAGATAAATCTTTTGATTTTTGCCGCCGACAAGCATTTAAGCGCGCCCTTGAAGATGCCGTTGAGCTTGTTTTGGTTGATCAATATGATGATATCGTAAATAAGATGAAGCATGCAATTTCTGTTGGTACCCCAGTATCTGTAGGCCATGACTTTTTTGAAGATTACGAAGCTAGATTTACATTAATGGCTCGATCACCTGTGCCTACTGGTCTTAAGGAACTTGATAAAAAACATGTCTTTAATGGTGGCGTCGGCCGCGGAGAATTAGCTGTTGTATGTGCACCAACGGGTGTAGGCAAGTCACACTTTTTAACAATGTTAGGTTCTAATGCATTACGAGCAGGCCTAAACGTTTTGCACTATACATTTGAGTTGTCAGAAACAATTACAGGTATTCGATATGACTCAAATTTATGTGATATCAATTCAACATATGTTCCTGATTCAAAAGAGCAGATTATTCAAAAATATAACGATGATGGTAAAAAGCTTGGGAGACTATTTATTAAAGAGTATCCAACAAATTATGCTTCAATTAATACCTTAAGAGCTCATCTTGAAAAATTACAATTACAGAAAAATTTCCTACCAGACATTATACTTATCGATTATGCTGATGTTATGAGATCAACACATAAATACGATTCATTACGTCATGAACTAAAGCTTGTATATGAAGAACTTCGTGCATGGGCATGCGAAGTTGATGTACCGATTTGGACTGCTAGCCAAATTAACCGTGAAGGTTCAAATAATGATGTTATTGAATTAAAAAATATTAGTGAAGCATATGGCAAAGCAATGGTTGCTGATATTGTTGTATCAATATCAAGAAAAATATCTGATAAGCAAAACAACACAGGTAGATTACATGTTGCAAAAAACAGAGCAGGCAGAGACGGATTAGTTTATAACGTTGCAATTGATACATCAAAATCAAAATTTGATGTTATAAATGAGTATGAGTCTGTTGAACAGGCACAATCTGAGGGCAAAAAAGAAGTAGATAACATGCTAAAATCTAAGTGGAAAGAACTAAGAAATGATCCTATACTTGATTTAAAAAAGGTTGCAAATTAATAGGCAAACAATGACCCACGAGCCCATACTACAACATAACAAAAACAGATTCGTACTTTTTCCAATCAAACATAATGATATATGGTCATTATATAAAATACAAGAGGCATCATTTTGGACTGCTGAAGAAATTGATTTATCACAAGATATGCATCATTGGAATAATAATCTTAATGATAATGAAAAACACTTTATTAAAAATGTCTTAGCATTTTTTGCAGCCAGCGATGGAATTGTAAATGAAAACTTAGCACAAAATTTTGTTAATGAAGTGCAATACCCAGAAGCAAGGTTTTTCTATGGTTTTCAAATCATGATGGAAAACATACATTCTGAAACATATTCATTATTGATTGATACATGTATTAAAGACGCAGAGGAAAAACAACGCGTATTGAATGCAATCGATACAATTCCTGCTGTACAACAAAAAGCAGAGTGGGCGTTAAAATGGATTGAATCAGACAGTTTTGTTGAGCGATTGGTTGCTTTTGCCGCAGTTGAAGGAATATTTTTTAGTGGCAGTTTTTGTTCCATATTTTGGCTTAAGAAGCGTGGCCTTATGCCAGGGCTGTCGTTTTCAAACGAACTCATATCTAGAGATGAAAATTTGCATTGTGATTTTGCAGTGCATCTATACAATAATCATATTGTGAATAGGTTGTCACAAAACACTATTAATAATATTATATGTTCTGCTTTAGATATTGAGAAAAAGTTTATAACAAAATCAATACCAGTTGATTTGATTGGTATGAATGCAAAATTAATGATACAATATCTCGAGTTTGTTGCAGATCGGTTAATTGTTAAACTAGGGTATGAAAAAGTTTACAATTCAAAGAATCCATTTGATTTTATGCAAAACATTGCACTTGAAGGAAAAACAAACTTTTTTGAAAAACGTGTGTCAGAATATCAGAAAGCGGGGATTACAAATAAGTCTGAAAAAATGTTTTCATTGGACGAAGAATTTTAATAATATTGAAAACGGAAAATAAATATGAAAGTCGTAAAAAGAGACGGTAGTCAGGAATCTGTAAAATTTGATAAAATCAGCAGTAGAGTTAGAAAATTAACTTATGGATTAAACAATCAATATATCGATGAAATTGAGATTGCAAAAAAAGTAATTAGCGGTCTTTATGATGGCATTACAACGAAACAGGTTGATGATTTAGCTGCAGAAACTGCCGCAAGTTTTATTCCTGTTCATCCTGATTATTCAATTCTTGCAAGTAGAATTTGCATAAACCGCTTACATAAAACATCACATAAGAAATTTTCAGACACAATCTCAGAGCTTTACAATTATATTGATGAAAAAACAAATCTAAATGCTAGTTTAATTTCTGATCATGTCTATGAAATTGTTATGAAGCATAAGAAAACACTTGATGCTGCAATCATTACTGATCGTGATTATAATTTTGATTATTTTGGATTTAAGACACTTGAAAAAAGTTACCTTCTTAAGAAAAACGGGCAAGTTATTGAAACACCACAACACATGTATATGCGTGTTGCAGTTGGTATTTGGGAAGGTGATATCGATAATGTACTGAAAACTTATGATCTTTTGTCACAAGGCTTTATGACACATGCAACACCTACACTGTTTAACGCAGGAACTCGTCGCCCCCAACTTTCAAGTTGTTTTTTGCTTACCGTAGATGATGATTCCATAAAGGGAATTTACAAGACGTTATCAGATGTTGCTATGATATCTCAAAACGCAGGTGGAATTGGACTTGCAATTAATAATATAAGGGCAACAGGATCATACATAAAAGGTACTAATGGTACATCAAATGGAATTATACCAATGCTTCGTGTTTTTAATGAAACAGCAAGGTATGTTGATCAAGGAGGAGGCAAAAGAAAAGGATCATTTGCCATTTACCTTGAGCCATGGCATGCAGATGTTGAATTGTTTCTTGATTTGAGAAAAAATCATGGTAAAGAAGAACTTCGTGCAAGAGATTTGTTTCTTGCTTTGTGGATACCTGACTTATTTATGAAACGAGTAGAAGCAAACGAAACATGGTCGCTGTTTTCTCCAGATGAAGTACCTGATCTTCAGGAGATATACGGTGAACAATTTGAAAAGGCGTATTTACTAGCAGAAGAAAAAGGATTGGCGAGACAAACATTAAATGCTCGTGATTTATGGCAAAAAATTGTTGATTCACAAATTGAAACAGGCACACCATACATGCTTTACAAAGATGCCGCAAACATGAAATCAAACCAGCAAAATCTAGGTACTATCAAAAGTAGTAATTTGTGCACTGAAATCATTGAATATACATCAAAAGATGAGCAAGCAGTATGTAATTTGGCATCCATTGCACTTCCTAAATTTATAAAAGGATTAACACGACGAACAAAAAGTCGAGCAAAGCAAAACCTATCATTTGATCACAAATTTCTTTATGATGTTGTTTATCAAACGACAGTGAATCTTAATAAGGTAGTTGATATTAACTTTTATCCTACAGAAGAAACAAACAGATCAAATATGCGCCATAGGCCCATAGGAATTGGCGTTCAAGGAATGGCTGATACTTTTGCAATATTAGAATATCCTTTTATTTCTGATGATGCAAAAAAATTAAACAAAGATATATTTGAAACAATCTATTTTGCAGCAATGACTGCATCATCAGATCTTGCAAAAAAAGATGGTCATTATGAATCATACGAACATAGCCCTCTTTCTAAGGGACAATTTCAGTTTAATCTATGGAATGTTAACGAAGATACGCTATCAGGTATGTGGGATTGGAAGAAACTACGAAAGAGTGTTTTAAAGCATGGTGCTAGAAATTCATTATTAATTGCTCCTATGCCTACTGCGTCAACTGCACAAATCCTAGGTAACAATGAATCTTTTGAACCTTTTACAAGTAATATCTACACAAGAAGAACATTATCAGGTGAATATATTGTTGTCAATAAGCACCTTGTTAAAGAATTAGTTAGGCGCGACATTTGGAACGAAGAATTAAAAAATCAAATCATTATGAATAATGGTTCTGTACAAGGTATCGATGTAATACCTGGCAAACTGCAAGAAATTTATAAAACTGTTTGGGAAATAAGTCAGAAAGAAGTACTTAATATGTCTGCAGATCGTGGTGTATTTATATGTCAATCACAATCTCAAAATCTTTTTATACCTAATGTTAATGCAGCGAAATTAACTTCTGCACATTTTCATGCGTGGAAATTAGGTCTTAAAACAGGAATGTATTATTTAAGAACAAAGGCTGCATATACTGCCGCAAAAGGTCTTGGCATTGATACCACAGCACAGGTACAAAAAGAGCCACAACAACAAATTGACACGTCAGAAGGTATTGCGTGCTCTCTTGATGATCCAGAATCATGCATAAGTTGTGGTTCTTAGCTATACATTTTAAAATCTTGATTTTATAATATAAAATTATGTCGATACTTGTATCATTTGAAGGCCCTGATGCTGTGGGCAAAGAAACACAGGCAAAGATGCTTTGCAATTACTATAATTTAAACAATATACGTGCAGTATATTATGAATTTCCGTTAAATGATTCAGGTGTTATGCTTTCAAGCGTGACGTTTAAGTTAATAAAAAAAATGCTAACATCAGGATTTGCAAACAAATATCCAAACTTGTTTCAAGCAGTCCAGTTTATGAATAAATTCTTTTTTAATGCATTAACATTGCCTAAATTAATGAATGCATATGATGTTATAATACTTGATAGATGGTCTGCGTCTGTTTTGGTATATGGATATGCTTCAAACGTAAATAAAAAGCTAGCATTAAAAATGTTTACTTCATTGCGACATGCAGATATGACTGTTATTTTAAATGGAAGCTCGTTTAACAAAGATAACAAGGATTCATATGAAAAAGATAATGAATTGCAAACACGTGTAAAAAAATATTACACAGAATATCAAAATGATTATAATTCTATAAGAAACATTTTAAATCTTTCACCAAATCAAGATATTCAAAAAATTCACAAAACAATAATTGATTATATTGATATTAAAACTACGAGGTAAATATGAAATTAGACGATACGGTATTAGTAAGAATTGTACAGATTATTCAAGAAGCAATGTTGACAGGCACAGATTGTGTTGATTACATGAGGTTAATTGAGCTTGAAAAGTCTGGTGACAATGGAAAATTAGTTTTAACAGAGAATTACAAAGATACTGTTAAAAAAGAGCACAATGATTTGCTTGAATTTGCAGAAAAAGCCGAACAAACTGTAGAATAAATTAATTTAAATGTCATATAAATCTCATATACACGAATTTACCCAGCAGCTCACGTTAATAAGCAAACTGCTAGGTATGGATTGTATTATATATCAGGATGAGATAATACAACTGTTAAAAATGTTCAATCAGGCAAGAGATAGTCTTGATAAGGCATTACAGGTAATTGAAGAATATAATGACGAAGAATTAAAAGAATGTCCAGAGGATGTTATATCAATCTCTATGTTGGTTGATTTGTTGTACAAATCTTATTGGAACATTTATAATAAGTTACAATATTGTACAGGTGTATATTATGAGCAGCGATAAATTACAAAATATGTTTGATCAACAAAAAGATTTTATGCTGTTATTAAAAAAGCATAGAAACTTTCCTTCGTGGCCTATTGATATAACAGCAAAAAAAGGCCAGCAATTTTGCAGAGAAATTGTTTTCAATAGTGTTGAGGAGTATTTTGAAGCACTTCAACATTTAAAAAATTGGAAATCACACCGTATAACAGAGATAAAAAATATACAAAGAGATAAATTTATTGAAGAGCTATGTGATATGCTACATTATTTTATTGAGTTATCTATAGTAGTTGGTATATCACCCGAAGAACTATATGACGCATATATAAAAAAAGGTGAGATTAATGAATCAAGAATAAAAACAGGTTATTAATCTTTTTTCTTAAGTTCATTAAACAGCTTCTGTATTTGCAGAAGCTGTTTTTTTATTGTTTGTGATTGTTGACTCATAAGTTTGAGCCCTTTTCTTGTTCTTACGCCTGCAGTTTTAATACCGCTTAATGATTTTGCAAGATCAAGTTCAAGGCTTTCACGTAAAATTTCAAGCTCTTTCCAAGATTCGACAATTTGTGTTTTAAGTTTTGCTATTTGTTCATTTGTATCCATAATATTACCTATGCGATTAAATCTGCAATTCCATACTCAATAGCTTTTTTTGCATTAATATAGATATCCATATTTTGCTTGAATAGTTTTGTAAGTTCTGTTTTTTTCATTTTTGATTCAAGCACCAGGCTTGATATCATCAGCTCTTGCATTCGCTTAACTTCTTCTATTTCATTGATTGCAGCAAATATTGTACCAGATGTAAAAGTCGATATAGGATGTAACATAACTCTAGCATGTTTTCCAATTATTCTTTTACCTTTTTTGCCAGCAGCTAATAATAAAACGCCTGCAGACATTATTTTTCCTAATCCAACTGTGTGTATCGGACAGTTTATATACTTAATTGTGTCATATAAAGCAAACATTTCATCAACAGAACCGCCGTAGGTATTAATAATAAGAGTTATTGGTGTTGTATTACATGCCTGACAATGTGCAAACAGTTGATGTGTTACATTTGCAATTGATAATTCATTAACCTCGCCGGTTAGCAATACAATTCTTTCTTTTAATGCGGAGTATTCAACATATTGCTGCTGAGCATTTTCAATTAACTCTTGTGTCTTCTCTTCGGTTGTTAATGTATTACGTCCCATTATACTAATTTAAGACCTTCTTGGGTTGTTTCATCGTCAATAACGCTGAGATTATTTAATTCTTTTATTAAACCACATATTTCTCTGGTGTGTTCAATGTTTTCTAATTCTAGAGATAACAATTCTATTATTTTTAATATTTGTTTTTGCGAAACACCAAATTTTGTTATTTCTTTTATTATTTGTCGGCATTGTAATGTTTCTTCTACTAAAAGCTCTGTTTCTGTTTTTCCGTAGTTTGCCATAATATAAGTCTATAATAAAAATTATTTTTTTTAAAATTTTAATCAGTTATAACGTTTTCTTCATCAAATGTTTCGATTTCAAAATCATTTTTTGAATTAATTATAATGTATTTTCCACACGTATAATCATCATACGCTTCATGCGTTATTATTATTTTTGATCCCCATTTTTTGTGTTTTATTACAAAATTGATTTCTTCCCAGACATGCAATTGACAATTGAGACTTTCTAGCAATGAAGATATATTATTAGGTAAATTAATTTTATAATCATCAATTGACATAACTCCGCGGAGATTATCTTTTTTATTGATTATTTCTGATTTACATATTTCAGTTACTTTATGCACTGCAGCACAATTATTACATTGAACTAATTTTTTTTCAACTTTGTCATCGTCTATAATAGAAAACACAACAAATTTATGAAATATCTGTTGTGTTTTAAACTGAGGCAATATACATTTACATTGAATTAAATGTTTAATTCCTTGCATAATCAGGTTTTATTTGCTGAAGAACGTCGCCCACCGCGACTGCTTGTTTTTTTTTGCGCAGAAGCTTGTGTTTTTAATTGCATTGTTACCTTTGCCGTCGTTTGCTCTGCAACAGCTTGTTCAAGTTCATTCAGTGACCTTTGTACTCTAGCTGCAGTATTATTATATGCAGTTGTTACAGATGTATTAACAGCCTTTTCTACGGCACTTAATAGGTTTGATTGTTGTGAATTATTTTGAATTGCAGATAATACGTTTTGTGTTGTTGAAGTTTTTACGTATTCTAAAACCTCTGCAAATAGTCTATTGATATCATTTTTTGTTGCCATAATTAATTTTCCTATAAAATAAAAAAAAGTTTAAAACCTTTAGTATATTTAATAATAGTTTAATAATAAGTAAATACCTAAACTGAGTAAATTAATTTATGGATACATTACAAAATAATTATAAGAAAAACAAGCTAGTTGAAAAAGTTAACAAGTTAAAAATAGAAACTCAAGAATTAGATCAAGTTATACTTGAAAGCTGGACTATAGATGAGATAAAAGGTTTAGAGAGATGGCTGGACAGTTTTCGTAATGCTTCAAGAAATTTTAACCTCAGTTCAATAGAAAACGCAATAAATGATGCTTATGACGTTCTAGTAGATAGCCAATTAACTGCTTCAAAAGATAAAAAAATAACTGATCTCTGGGTTGATGATATGTCTGATGTAAGTTCGTTTATTGCGTCTGTATTTGCGTTTTTTCAGAACTTTCCAAATATGCTTGATACATTATGGAAATCATTTGATATTACCGACGATTTTAAAAAAATACCTTTAAAAGATGCATTTGAGCAAGGTAGCGCCGGCCGTGCACAATGGCCAAAGGAGCAGAGTGATAAGTTTGTAAAAATGGTTAAATCAAACTTTGTTGTCCCAAACAAATTTACATGGTCTGGGAGAGCATCTAAAGTGCCATTTATGGATGACAAAATGGATGATTTTGTTAATGAACTTCAAAGTCAATCTTTTGAACAATTAATGAATATTGCAAATTCACCATCTGTTGATAGTCGCCCGCCTATTGATTCAGATGATGTTGATGCATTAAAAAATGCGCAAGATGATCCTGATTCGGCCGTCATAACATCATCAGAAGAAGAATCTGAAGGGTCTGAAGAATCAGGTGAAAAATTATCTACGCCAACAGAAAACGAAGCAGATCCAACTGATGAGCTGGAAAAAATAAGCGATCTTGATCTGCCACTAAAATCAGCAATTTCACAAGCTTTAAATACTTGGACAAAAAGTCATCCACTTATTCAAAAAGAGTTCGGCCCAGACGGAGTACATTTGCCGAATATAAAAAGAAGAATAAATAAAGCAATTGATTCTAGTGCTGAAACAATGTCAAAAACAGTACAAGATGCAATTGAGGATTATATATTGAATAAAGGCCTTTTGGATGATGAAGGCAACGAAAGCTCGGTTCCTGAAGGCACATTTGAGAAACTAGTTAATGTAATTAGTCAAGAAGTTGTACAGTCAATACAAAAACAAACATCTGAATCAAAAGGCAGATTTGAAATCAGCTTAAAAACAATACAAAAAATTACATACAAGCATATGGATAGAGTATTTAATAGAATTCTTTAATTATCTGATACAACAGCAGCATTAACTGATACAAGTAGCTCTGCATTAACGATACCATAATTTAATATTGCCAACAACGTATTTGTTGAAACAACGTCAACATTAAGTGATTTAAATGTCTTTAAAAGACAATCATTAAATAATCCTTTTGAATTATAATTAAAGACATCTTGCATATTAACAAATCCCCTAGATATCAACGTTTTTAGCATATGTATGCAGTTATTGATTTTTTCAAATGCTTCATCTTCTTTATATTTGATATTGTCTGGAATCGATATTTGCACATAATTTGATGTCATTGATTTGATACGTTTATCTAATAAATCTTTAACGTCATTAATATTTGATTCATTTTTTTTGTCTAATAAATATTTTAAATGTGCATGAATTTCTTGTTCGTTGTTATTTTGAATTATTATTGTTTTTTGTGAACATATAATTCTATCTACTGTTGAAAGATCATCAGCAGTAAAGCTAGTTAGTGTCTGTCCTTTTAATGAAGATATTAATTCAGATTTGCAAACAATAGATAAATCTTTAAGTGTATTTATGTTTTCCATGCTTGACATAATCCGCACAGGTACAACATCTAAAGTTCCTCTCACTTTGTTTGTGTACAACGTTGACAGAACATCATCACTAAAGCCTGTTGCAAATATAATCAAAGGTTGCTTTGTTTTATTTATTTCTTCAAGTATTCTGTGTATTTCATGAACGCCTTCAATAATACCTTCTACGATTAAGCATTTTATATTTTTGTTTTCCCATGTTACTCCATTTAAAAATTGATTATTAACATGTAAATTAAAAATATTTCCTGAAATTAATTCAATTTGAGGTTCAGGAATGTTCTTTTTATCAATAAATATTTTTCCTGTTAATCCTGCAAGCTTATATGACTCAATTACAATATCTGCAACGCTTCTTTGCGATTGTTTATAAACTTCTTTTTTGAGTTCAGAAAACTGTGGATATGTTCTGCATGAATTGATTGTTTGCTTTAATTTTTCTACGTCAATGTGTTTTATCTTTTTTTGAGATAGTAAATTGTGTTTGAACAATTCATTCATATATGTAAACATAAAATTTAATACAAGCTTGTCATCACCACCTACTTTAGTAGTTGATTTACACGTCTCTATTATAACATCACGTATAATACTTTTAAGTTGTGTATCGGTTTTTAAAAAAGATAATAGATGAACAATGTTTTCTGTATGAAGTGTTCCATTGTTTTTTGTTTTTATCGTATATTCTTTTGAATTTACAAATCTGCCAAGCTCTTCAAGCATTTCGTGTAATTCTTTTTGATAATCTTTTTTATTTTTAACAATAGAATGCATAATAAATTATAAAACAATTTTAGCTATCAGGATAAACTAAGTCAAAGTCAAAAAAATCACAAATTGTGTACCAATCAGCCAATCTTTCTTTTTTGACTGTTAAAATGTTTTTATTTGGTTCTTTTTGATTATTAGCATAATAACGCCATGTTTTTATGTCATTATACTCATATATAAAATGTTCTTCTTTTATTTCTTCAATAGGATCGTTTAATGATTTTTCATAATCTAGATTATAAGATTTAATTTCTTTCATTGCATACTCAGACATTTCTTTGTAAAAAATACGCTGAAGCTCTGCAAAACATGGCACTGAATCATAATATAATTTTTCTTGTGGTATTGTATGTTGTATAGGTTCATCAACAGTATATTCAAAATTACCATCAGCATTATGTATATCAATAATTATGCATTTAACGGCTATAAATGGGTGAACGTTCCTTATTTTTTCCGGTATGTACCATGCATAATCACCAACCCTATAATCAAAACTCATTCTTTTTTGAAATTCTTCATCTGTTTCAGGATCAAGAGGTGTTTTCTTTTTTCGTTGTTTTCTTATATATTCAGTTATTTCAGAATAACGGGCGTTAATGATATAATCAAGATATTTAAAATTATTGTTTTTTTCGTCTTTATTCATTTGTATTATCAAACACGGCGCATTCAAGCATCGTAAACATTGAAGCAACTGACAACGCGTTTTTAAATGCACATTTTGTTACTTTTACAGGATCAATTATTCCTTGTTTAATCATATTACAATATTCTCCTGTGTTAACGTTATATCCTGTTACGTCTTCTCGTAAAATAGTATCAATTATGACATCAGGCGAATTACCAGAGTTTGTCATAATCTTTGTAAAAGGTTGTTTACATGCGTTTATAACAATTTGCATACCAGGCTTTAAATCATCATTAATTTTTACGCTTTCAAGGCTTTTTCCTATCATATACAATGTTAACCCACAGCCTGGAACAATGCCTTCGTCAACAGCTGCTTTTGTTGCGTTAAGTGCATCCTCTATTCGATCTTTACGCTCAAGCATTTCTAATTCAGTTGAACCTCCTACTTTTATAATTGCTGCACCATTAGCAAGATTTGCTAGCCTCATTTTTGCATGATCTATTTCTTGTCTAGATAATGAAACGTTTTCTAAATACTCTTCAATTTGTGATATTCTACTTTTTACTGCACCTGTTGATTCTTTTCCTATAAGAACTGTTGAATACTTATGTGATATAACTTTTTTGCATCTTCCAAGATCGTTTATTCCTAATTTCTGCAAAGAAATGCCGGTTTCTCTTAATATTGCGTCTGTCCCTGCTAGTGACGCAATATCTTTTAATATCTCTTTTCTGTTTTCACCATATGAAGGTGCTTTTATTGCGCATATTTTTAATGATGCCTTGAGCTTATTTAGAACTAATCCTTGAAGTGCATCACCATTAATATCATCGGCTATGATTAATAATGATTTTCCTGTTTTATGAATCTGTTCTAGGATACCTATAACATCGTTTAATGATTCAATTTTTTGATCTGTAACAAGAACATAAGGATCTTCAAGTTCACATAACATTTTGTTTTCATGTGTTACAAAATATGATGACAAATATCCCCTGTCTATTTGAAGTCCGTCTATTATATTAAGTGATGTAGCTAAACCTTTTGCTTCTTCTATTGTTACGACTCCATTTTTTCCTACTTTTGAGACAGCGTCAGCAATGAGCGAGCCAATGTTTTCATCGCCATTTGCAGATATTGTTGCAACATTTTTCATTCCTGATTTATCGTTTATTTCAATTGATTGCTTTCTTAGCATATTATTGACATGCTCTAAGGAACTTTCCATGCCTTTTTTTAGTGATGTTGGAGAATACCCAACCGATAATAATTTAAGTGCTTCGAAGCACATAGAATATGTTAATACAGTAGCGGTTGTTGTACCATCACCAGCTTCTTCGTTTGTTTGATTTGCAGCCTCTTTTATTAATTCTGCGCCAAGAGACATTGGCTTGTTTTTTAATTTAATACTTTTTGCTACTGTAACACCGTCTTTTGTAATAAGAGGTAATGAACCAGGTTTTTCAATTATAACGTTTTTACCCTTAGGGCCTAATGTTGACGATACGGCATCGTACACAATTTTTATTCCATTAAATATCTTTGTTCTTGCTTCATCATTAAAAATAACACTATCTGATAAATCACTGTTTTCCATAACTTGCTTTTTCCTTGATAAACATTTGGTTCTATATTGTTTTATAATATTTTAAGTAAAATGAATAAAAATATTAATATAAAATCGTTGCTTTCGTACACCATACTTTTACTAGCTTTACCACTTATTGTTGTATTATCTCCTATGCTATCAGGAAAAGAACATAAAGCTTACAATTATAAAAAAAATCTAAATTATTTCAATTATGTAACAGTTGCATTATTAAAAAAAGATGAAGTTAACGAATATTACATGCCATATTGTTCTGGAGTTTGGATAGCAAAACGATATTTCTTGACCGCATATCACTGTGTTGAACATGCAATATCTGAAGGAAAAATTGATATAAACTATGCAACAGCTCTTGATGCGTATTCTGCAGGTTCATTAAAAATACAATTTGTAAACCCAAAGGTCGCAAAAGTTGCTGATATCGATATTAATTCGGATCTTGCATTACTAGAAGTGCAAGATAATATACCTTTTCATTATAATGCTAGTCTATATAATACATCAATAAGACAAGGAAATAAAGTTCATGTTATAGGACACACATCAGGATTATCTTATTCATATTCTCATGGTTTCGTAGCAGCAATAAGAACGATAAGGCCTTTCTTCTCAATGCGTAGCATAAAACTTATACAGTTAGACGCAAAAATATATAAAGGAAATTCAGGAGGCGGAGTATTTGATGAATACGGAAATTTACTAGGTATTTCATCCTTTCTTGTAATAGAAAGTAATACGCCTTTTTTTGTTCATCGTGATGAAATAATGAATTTCTTAAAACAAACAAAATTTATTTTATATTAACTTTTGCAACAGTTCCGTCAGGAAGCGTTATTGTTTCAGAAACACTTTCAGGATTTGCATCCGTATTTAATTCAGGAAGCTCTTTTTCTTCCGGTTGTTTTTTGCTTTCACTTTCGGGCTCACTGTCTGCAGAACTTTTATCTAATAACTCTATATCATTATTATATCCTAGTAATTTTGCATTCTCTACAGATTCTTCGATAATCCCTTTTATTGCACTAGACGCGTTATTTAACATATAGTTGTAGACGTCTTGCGTATTAAACATAACTGTGCCTGATAATTGATCAAGATTATATTTTTTATTTTTATTAAAATATGGTGTTACAATATATTTTGATTTTTCACCTTCAGCAGTTTTTGATATAATATGTTCTGTTACTTTTACTGGTATGACTTTGTTATATTTTTGTGATAAAATAAATAAAATTTGTCCAATATTGTAATTTTGATTTTTCATAATGTCTATTATTTTAGTACAAGAAACACTTGTTTTGAATTTTCATCAAGATGTACGTGAAATTTTAATTCAGATAATGCTTGTTTGAGCTTTTTGTTTTCTTTATGACCGCCCCATAAATCATATACGTTTACTAATTTTTCAATTGTTGAGTTATGTAGTTTCATTTTTTTCAATTTCCAATATAACCTGTTGTATACCTAGCTCAGGCTGTGATAACGGCAATATTGCAAAATCACTAGCATCTTTATCAGTAGGAATATTATTTGTTTTACATAAATTGTATATTTTTTTCCATAAAACATTTTCAGTTTTTTGATTGTTGCTTGTAATTGCAAGTGATTCGCTTAGCGTTATCTTAAACTCTTGAGGTAATAATACGCTAAATAGATCTCTAATATGTGTTAGCTCTTTTTCACTTAGGTTCAGTGCTATATTGTCGCTATTTGCGTTCTTCATATAACATATTATAAAAACGTTTTAAAAAATTAAATACTTTTTACGGTATTTATTGCTTGATCATAAAGTTTAATTATTTCAGATACATCAAAACCAGCGTTAGAAAAAGATTTTTTTTCATTCTCTAATGCACCCAATATACTGTTTTTAACTTGTTCAGTTGCGTCATCAATAACTTGAATCTCAATTTCTTCTTTATCTTCTTGTGATTTTATATCATCGTGTTGTATTAAGACTTTTTTATTAAATTTTAATATTTTTTGAAGTTCATCAACATTTTTAGCATTATCGATTTTATCAACAGTGTTAAAATATCCTTTTAACCTAGTTTTGATTATTTCAATAGCTTCTTTTTTCATTTCATCTGCTAACTTACTGTCATTTATATTTTTAATAAACTTTTCACTATCTGTGTCTTCGTTAAGTCTTTGGTTTTCACTTAAAAATTTTCCTGCTAATGCATCAAGGCTTTGTTTATGAGCTTTTTTTGCAGTATCCCAAGTTGCCTTAATTGAGTCTGTGGCAACACCAGGCGCTTTTTCTATTGCTTTTTTTGCTTTTGTAGCAATTTTTTCTGATGACGAAACGATTGCTGCACCTGGATTTACTAGGAATAACAATGTTTTAAAATGATTGTCTTTCAAAACATTATCTGTTCTGTCAAAAACATCTTTAAATTTGCTTTTTATTGAATCTGTGCGCGCTTGAGTTTCTCTGTGAATTTCTTCGTATTCAACGTCAATAAATGGTATTACGCTGGCTAGTACACCGCCTAACATTGTTTTAAACAATCCATAAGCTTGATTGCCTACTTCAAGTCCTGCCGCAACTGCAGTTTGTGCAACATCTGTAAATGGTTGTATAAAAGTAGAATATAATGAACCAACATCGGCTTTGCCCCAACCCCAGCTACTTTCTGTATAGAGTTTAATTTTTTCGTTGTTTGCCAATGTTTTTTTTGTTTTTTTCATTGATAATTCCTATTTAATATATAATAATTATAATATATACCTAATAAAATGAAAAAAATTGGTTTAATTGCAATGAGTGCCAAACCGGCACATTTAGGACATTGGAGCCTAATAACAAAAGCAGCTTCTGAAAATGATGAAGTCGAGTTATTTGTTTCAACGTCAAACAGAACTCGTTCTGGTGAAATACCAATATACGGAGTAGATATGGAAGAAATTTGGAATTCATATCTTGTACCAGCACTTCCGCCAAATGTTAATGCAAATTTTGGTGGATCACCTATTGGAAATGTATATACATTTCTTGAATCAGAAGAAGATAAAAACGCTCCAGAAAACGCATATGCTATATACTCAGATCCTGTTGATTTAGAACGCAATTTTTCAACTAATGCACTTAATAATTCGGTACCATTATTATTACGGAATAAGCAAATTAAGTTACAAGATGTATCTCGAGAAGGCGGTGTCGATATATCTGGTACAGCCATGAGACAGTTTCTTGCAAATGATGAAAAAGAAAATTTTTTACAATATCTTCCTCCTATATCAAAAGATAAAAAACTTGCAATTTGGAATATATTACGTACACCAATCGTAACAGAACAGATGTTCAAAAAGTACGTAAATATGATTTATTAACGTTTATTTCCTTTATTTTATTTATTTACGAAATATTTATGTATAAGGCTTGTGATCTATCGCGAGCCTAATTTTTAAACACTTAAAAAGGAGGAAAACATATGCCAAAGACATATGTAAGAACCGAGCAAATCTCAGGTTCTAACACATTTAGCGATTCTGCAACAGCTGGTTCTTCAATGGAAGCAACTTCAGGATTGCGTACTCTTAATGATGATTTGAACAACTTGCGTTCAATCATTAAAAATCTTGCCGGTGAATCTAACTGGTATGACGACGCAACAGCCGTTGGTGGCGTACAGCGTAACCACGCTGAATTACACACACATTTAGACGCTCTTATGTCAGGCTCCCGCCCACAAGCAGGTGCTTTACTACAAGGCGACTTCCAACAAAAAGCAGGCGCAACATTTGATGTTGATGTCTCAGGTGCAGTTACTGTTGACTCATCTGCAGGTGCAATCAGCCTCGCCGCTGCTGCTGCTTCAAGTTTTACAACATCAGCTGGTGCTCTTACCGTTGAAGGTGCCGCAGGTGTTACCGTAACATCAACCGGTGGTACATTAACAATGAATGGTACCGGACAAACGGTAGATGTTAACTCAGCATTATTAGATGTTGACGCAACAGGCGTTCAAATTGATTCAACTGGTGGTATATCTATTGATTCAGCCGGCGGTAATACAAATCTAACAGCCGCAGCTAGTCTTACTATGGCGGCAACAGCAGGACCAGTCGACATT